CCGAGAGTACACCAAACATGGATTCTCCTACCATTTCCTTGCCCTTAGGGACAAATGAAGATAGGAGGTCTACTAAAATGGTCTTCATTGAAGATACCATTTTAGACGTTGGGATGTTTAAACGTGATTGGCTTAACCAATGGTTAGTCCCCGTTTACTATCCCAATACTGATGTGATACAGCCAAAAGGCCCATTGGGTCTCTGTCACACCAAGGTTGGTTCTGCTAACCTATACCTTTCAAAGGGATCTGCACAAAAAGTGCGGCTTGCTTTGAAAAAGAAGTTATCCATGACAATGTCAAAGGGAATGGCTTCTGTTCTTACTAGTCGACATAAATCTATCATTGATAGTCTCGACCAAGAAGTTGCTGGCATCATTGATGCCATGCTCCTTTTTGATTGCAAACTGTTTTCCATTGGAAACCAGAAAAGCATGAAGCGCCTCTTGCTTAAACTTTATTCAATTGGTGCTTTTTCCATTAACCGCATTACGGTTTTCTGGAAAGAATTTACTAACTATGTCTATGTATATAGTTGTAAAATTATTACTGAAGAGGTTCCGACATTGTCGGTTGAAAACCCCTTTAGAAAACTTTTAACTTATCCCCCACTGAGGGACATTTTAAATAATGGTATCTCTACCAAGTTGGAGGCATCGAGCATTGCCCATTTGCTTTCAACTAGACAGCTTGTTCCTGGGGACCGAAAGGTTCTCGAGGCAGCTGTTAAACAGTTTTATGAGACTGTGTCTACTGAAGCTGTTCTTTCCCCTGATTCATACGATGTATTTCAGCGGGAAGCCTCCCAAATTGGGAGTTATCTTAAGAATTTTATTTCTAATAACATTCTTAAGTCTGAACCTCACATCTCAATGAGCTGTGCAGGGACATTTACCACCTCCGTAGAAGAGGGTGGACGAGGAGCTGATATTATTCGAGCTCTTCGAAAAATACTTCTTATTACTCCATTGGAGGATGAGAAGATTGTAACACCTTTTAGTGTATTAACCTGCCCTGCAGGAATACCTAGGTGGAGATCCTGGTGTAGGGACAATGTCCTTTACCAAGATGATTTAACTTTAGCCCCTGTTGGAGAATTTCTCGCAACAAAGGAAAAGGATTTTACCAACACGGTCGCTGACCGTTTGTGGGGTGCCGATGAGGCACTTGGTAAACAAATCTTAAACGTTGCCTTCATTGAAGCCGTTAATGATAAAGCCCTTGATTTTCAAGGTAAGGTCTTACGACCTCTCCTAGCTCGAGTACTAGTAGTATCAGAGCCAGGAGGTAAGAGTAGAATAGTCACTACCACAGAGTGGTGGGTAAATATTTTACAGCAGCCCACTGGGCATCTCTTAAGAAAGATACTTGAGTACCACCCCTCAATGAAGGCAGGTCTCAAGAAAACTGATCAAACCTGGCAGTTTATTAAACTACTAGGAAAATCTGATTTTTCTAGCCTTGGGGACGACATTGTCGCACTCGGGTCAGATCTAAAAGAAGCTACGGACGCATTGGATCCATCATTGATGAAAATAATGCTCTATTCGTTCTTCTCTTCAATTGGTTTATTCGGACCATTGGTTCGAATTGCAATTGATATCGTTACATCCACCAGATGTTTTCTGATGCCAGATGTAATGGGGGTTCCACCTACGTTTATTAAACTACGTGGAGTCATGATGGGAGAGGCCCTTACTAAGGGTATTCTCGCATTATACGGGGCTATATGTGAACAGGCAGGTCTCAGAGAGTACCTGGGTTCACCTCTATACCTCGAATCACCTCCGTGGCGAACTTTTGCCATTGGTGGTGATGATCATTTACTTGTAGGCCCAATGGGTTACTGTAAATGTGTAACTTCTAGACATTTAAAGTCTGGAAGTAAGCTTTCTTTAGGTAAACATGGTTTATCTAAGTTAGCTATAAAGTTCTGTGAGAAGCTACTATTGGTAGAACCTCTCAAGAAATATGTTTACAAATATGGGGACTTTGACACTGTCAGTATGAGTCACCCCTTTGTAGATTCGATTAAGGTACGCTTATTGAGCCCCCTTACATCGATGGTGGTCACTAGAAATGACCATAATGCAGCAATAGGTAAAGGCAGTGCCTTAGGTGCTATTCTGCGATATCTACCTTCTTACTTTTCATTGAAATGGAAGAAGATAGTTAGGGAGAGATTTTTTCTCCGCATGGGTGCTTACCTTCCTAAGGCAACAACCCGTGATGGTAAAAAGGATCGTCTTTTTTACCTGATACTAATGCCATCCTCCATTGGGGGAATGGGTTTGTATATCGATATACAGGAATTCAAAAGTGCATTGCATGAATTACCTGTTATCGTTAAAAAACTCCTTTGGTTCAATGAGCGCAAAGCAGATTTTGAAGATTCTGATTATAGGTTAAGTCAGGGATTTAGCCTTGTCAGAAAATGGCTGACCTATGGCTCTTATAGAGCCTATCTGTCAGACTCTCTAGAAGGTGACACACTGCGTAACCTAGATCTAGAGTTAGCAATCAAGGATACTCTACAATGTAGTAGTTTCCGTGAATTGTTTCAGCAGCTTGGTTCTGCTGAGAAAGATGCAATGTTTATCAATGATTCCATTGCACTCCGAGGGTTCGAACCTATCAGAGATACGGTCGACACCCTAAAGAGAGGATATTTATTCCAATCTATTTTAACTGGTCATTCACTGATTGACGCATTTAAAACAACACCTCTTCGTAAAAGATTTGCAACCCTTTGGGATGTAATCGAGAAGGTGTGTAATCCTTTATTCTCACAATGTGGGGTAGGGGATTATCCAGACGACTTTATCATTGATGAAGTTAAGTCTAGTTATTTCATTACCGGTGAAGAACGTTCAACATACTATGTTAACATTCAACAGGTTTTGAAAATTGACTATTTTTCTATATCAGAAAATAGGCAAATAACCATTGAGTCTAAGGTCATTGACCAGATTACTAATGGTTTACCATTGTTAAGGATACCTCTCAATGAGATGGGCTTCTATTAGAAGACGATGGTATACTTACCACTGGTAAGTTGATAATTGGTTCAGGATTAACTTAGTCCGAAGACCACCTTCCATTGGAAGGTCACCCAAACCTCTTATCTTTGTTTGGTCTGTCCTTTGGAC